TTGCATTTTTGTAGTATCACCAATCCAGAAAGAACCTCCACCGTCAACATATAAATCTCTAATTTTCTTTTCAGCTGATCCTATGTCATACGTAGCATCTAGTGCCGGTATCATATGAGTCTTCATAGTACCATCTAAATTAATAGCACTATTAACACCATCAACTAATACTGTTGAGTCATCTCCAAATACAGACCCTGTAATATCTGTTTCAACATCTGTTACTGGTTCCCATCTTGAATTTGCATTAACCCAAGTAAGTACTTGACCATCTGTTGGTACCGCATTATGTACATCAGTTAATTCACTTAATGTTCCTACTCCAGTAATTGTAAGATTACCTTCTGCGTCAGTTGCCGTTGTAACACCTCCTGCTCCACTAAACTTAATTGATTCGCCACTATCAATTGTGCGTACAGTTGAATCATCTGCGGCAACTTGTAATACGTTAACAAGATTTACTTGTAAACTACCTGAACCGTTATCTCTTAAAATTGTGCTACCTAAATGAAGACTTGTACCATCTAAGTATAAATCTCTAAATTTGTGTGTTGAACTTCCTAAATCGTAAGCAATATTTGTATCTGGAATTATATGTCCTGTTACAGTACCGCTAATACTATTTGAAGTTACTATAGAATTACCATTAATTTCACCACCAGTTGAATCAACTGTAATTTTACCTGTACCTGTAATAGTAACTCTTTCCTTAGGTGGGCCACCAGTAGGATGTGTATAAATTGCAAGAGTATCTGTTAGTCCATTTGTACCTGTATACCTACCTATAATAACATTACCGTCTCCAGTATGTACAACACCACCAGCGTCGGTTCCTATGAATGTATTGTAATCACCTGTAGTAAGTTGAACACCTGCTTTTTCACCAACAAAGACGTTGCGTTCACCATCTAGAATTACTTTACCTGCTTCAGATCCTATTGCAACGTTACCAATTTGTGATGCATCGCTGGCACCTCTCAAAGCAAAATATCCTACTGCAACGTTATTACTTTGTTGAACTGAAGGATCGTTTTTGGTCTGGCTCATAGCGTCAGAGCCGATAGCCACGTTCTTATTGGCGTCATCCCTCAAATTCGATCCAGCAAAATATCCTATCGCAACATTATTATCATGATTGTGTCCTGTACCTGCGAATGAACCTATGAATACAGCTTTCTCTGGTGTTTCAGTTCCAATGATAGGATTACCTGAACCTAAACCTGCTTTAAATCCTACAGCAACACTATCAGTCCAATCACCATCACTGTTGGAGTTATTTGCTACATCTTTACCTATTAAGACATTGTCCCGACCAGCTGTAATACCAGGGCCTGCCGCAAGACCAATTATAACATTGTTATCTCCCTCTGTAATAGCATTACCGGCACCTACGCCCATAATAACATTACCAGCGGCGGCATTTAAAGTTCCTGTTGTAGTGTCACCTATTTTAATACTATTTGAAAAATTAGTAACATTGAATAATACATCATCTAATTCGTTTAATTTACTTGCACCTGAATATTCACCAGTGGCAACACCAGCTGATGTATAAGCACCAAAGCCTGTACTGTCAATTGCTGTTGTTAAATCTGGATCTTCATATAATGCAAGTGTAGTACCAGTTAAAATATCAGCATAGTATTCATTACCATTAAGCTGAGTCATTCCAGCTACATCTGTAATAGTAACTGCGGTACCTTCTGTAAAATTGTGAACGTTTGTTGTTTGAACAACGCATGGGCTGGCTTGTGTAATACTAGTAATAGCTCTACTAATACCACCTATTAATGCTGAAATTGTTAATTGATTAGCACTATCACGTATAATATTCATATTAGCACCGGCAACAAGAGCTATATCCTGGTCGTTAGCATTAACATCAGTTAATCTAATAGTAGTAGTTGTTACAGGTACTTCTAACGTATAATCGACATCTATTTTAAATGAATCTGTACCCTCTGAAGCACCAGTCCAAGCTACGCCTGTACCCCGGCTTATATTAACCGTATCAGTTACTGAATCAGCTTGTAACGTAAACTCAAGTGTTACACCGTCTGTAGAGTATAATTTAATATACCTAAAAAAATCATAAAATGCTGTCATTCGTATTTGTCCCTATCGTTATACATATTTATTAAATATTGTCATGCTTGTGATCGGCAACGGAGAGAGTAGAAAAGATATTGACATCAGCAAATGTGATGACATAAAGGTTGGTTGTAACGCGATTTTCCGAGATTTTTATGTAACTCATTTGATCTGTTGTGATCGCCGTATGGTTGAAGAAGCACAAAAAGACCGTAACTACGGTTCTATCTATACTAGGGCTGATTGGATAGACCAATTTAAACTATGTGGGCTAGTTCCACCACTTCCATATAAAGGCAATACAAGACTTGACGATCCATGGCATTGGGGTAGTGGACCTTATGCAGTATTATTAGGAGCCAGCATATCTACTAAATGGAGTGGCGCCCCTGAAGTACATATGATTGGGTTTGATTTAGATACTGGACTTTATAACAACATATATAAAGGCACAGAGAATTATAACGATGCAGATTCAAGTCCAGTAGATCCTAGTTACTGGCTTTACCAAATTGACAAAGTATTTGAGTATTTTCCTATGGTACAATTTTACTATTATAATAATAAAGAATGGCCAACAAAACAAGAAAATGTTTGTAACAAAATGTTAGTTGAATTTGAGATAGATAATGAGAGTTGAACCTAAACACTTTGCCGCATTTCCAACACTAGTATCTTCATGGGATATTATAGGCCATTCATGTGAAAAAGTTGCCGTGCAAATGATAGACGAGAACGAAAATGTTGCTCAACATAGATTAGTTAAAGGAGGTGTTAGTAGTTATATTACTGGTGACGAACAATTCTTAAGTGACGAACGATTACGAGACTTATGGAAAACAATACAATCATGTTGTGACGAATACTGTGAAGAAGCTGGAATTGATTATACGTTAATTTCAACAAGCTGGTTTAATACAATGTCTGAAGGTAATTCAGTAACTGCCCATAGACACGAACGAAGTGTAATTAGTGGAGCATACTATCCTTATTGTGATGAAGAAAGTGCACCATTAGTTTTAGAAAGTCCTTTACAACCATTACGAATGAATGACTGTATTATAAAACCTACATACTATAATAGATACGATTTAGACATACCAACACGTACTGGATTATTAGTAATATTTCCTAGTTGGTTACGACATTATGTAGAACCAAATCCTGGTAAAAAAAGATATGTAATAAGTTTTAATACAATACGCTCTATGGATAGAGTTTACTTAAAAACTATTAAAGACTATCGAATGGAGAAACCGCGTGAAAGCTAATATACCCGAAGGTTCTTTTGATAAGGCAGAATTCAATTTATTTCCAACGTTAGTTCAAGTATTTTCTTTTGAGAATCATCCAGACAACAAAATCATTTCTGAACTTATGACAAACTTCGAAGAAACATCTAACTGGCCTAAAGACGTAGGCAAAGGTAGAACTAGTAGTTTATCTTTTGATCCAGTAAGTAAAGTCCACAAAACTACAAACTGTTTAGATATGCCCGAATTTAAAAAAATAAGACGGGATATTGAAAACTGTTTAAATGATTATACTAGAACTGTTGGATTAGAAAATGTTGAACTTACAAAAAGCTGGTTTAATATACAAGAAGATGAAGGTCATGTAAATGAGCATAGACACGAATTAAGTATTGTTAGTGGAGCATATTATCCTTATGTAGAAGAAGGTAGTGCTCCAATTGTTTTTAAAAGTCCAATATTACTAGCAAAGATGGCTGAGGTGCATGATAGAGCAACAGAGTTTACTGCGGACATAATGGAATTTCATCCTAGAACAGGAATGCTCGTTTTATTTCCTAGTTGGTTATATCATAGAAGTTATTTTAATAAAACCAATAAACGATTAACGGTTAGTTTTAATACAAGACATCTCCAAGTATGCTATAACGAAATTGACAACCCACACCAGTTTAAGTAGTTGACAAGGGATGGTAAAGACTATATACTATAACAAATGAGGACTTAACGTCGATCCCTCTTTAAATACTCCGCCGTTTAAAAGGAGAATAAAATGAAATACAAAAGCACAAAAACATACGGTAACGAAAGAGGGTTAAGTTGTACCTTCCGACAAGCAAAAGCAACCCACAGTCATTGTTCATTAATACACGGATATAGTTTAGGATTTCGATTTGAATTCGAAGCTATTGAACTTGATGATAAAAATTGGGTTTATGACTTTGGCAATTGTAAATGGATCAAACAATATTTAGAAGACACTTTTGATCATAAATTTGCAGTTGACAAAAATGATCCTTATGTAGAAGACTTTATGGCATTAGATAAAAAAGGTGTAGCAAAAGTAGTTTTATTGGATGGTGTTGGTTGTGAAAAATTTGCTGAACACGTTTATAATTATGTAGCACCATTAATTGACGAAGATACTGGCGGTCGTGTAAGACTTTCTAGTGTTGAAGTTTTTGAACACGGCAGTAATAGTGCAATAGTGGAAAAATAAATGCGTGAAAAATTTTGGGAAGAACTAAACGAAGCTCGTACAAATAACCAGGTCAAACATTGGCCTGGCATATTTCCTGAAGCAAAAAATATTAACTTTGATACATTATTAACTATCAATCAATATATTTCTAGGGTTACTAATCATGATATGGTTATGGATGGTTATAGTAGCCACTTACCTTCAGTTGAAACTCATAAACAAATAAAACCTTTTTATACAGAATTCATAACAAACTACAAACCTTTTCAGACTGAAACTGTATATAATTGTTCTTTATTTTGGAGTTTATCAGACAAGCATCATTCAATCTTTATGCATCGTGATGCCGAAAGTGTTTTATTAATACAAGGATATGGAGAAGTTGCTTATGCTTTATCAAATGAAGAAGCAAATGAGAACAGACTAATTCATGTCAAAACAGGCGATGCATTCTTAATTCCTAGATTAACACCGCATAAGTCTATTCCATTAGAACCTAGAGTTACATTAAGCATTGGAGCAACACCGTCTAAACCAGCATTAACACAACCGCCTCCAAGCCCAATGAATGGATAGGAGAAGTACGTGGCAAATTATGTTGTATGCCTAAAGCACGGCGACAAATATAGTGCAGAGTATGTTAATACTTTGTACAGTATGGTTTCAAGAAACCTAACAATTCCGTTTAACTTTGTTTGTTTTACTGAAAACGGTGCTGGTATAAAATCCGGAATTGAAATTCATCCGTTGCCAGCTATTCCTGATATTAACGGATGGTGGTACAAACCAATGTTCTTTAATCCTGGGTTAGCTGTTAAAGGCACAATTCTTTATATTGATTTAGATGTAATAGTTTTTAAAAATATGGATAAACTGTTTACATACAAGCCTGGCGAGTTTTGTGTTATAAGAGATTTTAATAGATGTGTACAATCAAATTGGGATAGAATGAATTCTAGTATTGTTCGATTTAATACAGGACAACATAGTCAAGTATATGAACGTTTTATGGAAAATCCAAAATACCATGCGGCAAGGTATCATGGAGACCAAGATTGGTTATATGCAAATGTTAAAACGGATTTTAACTTTTGGCCCGATGAATGGATCCAAAGTTATAAATGGGAAATGCGTGGTAAACCCGAAATGTCAAGAGTCACTGGAAAACGAAACTTTAAAGAGCCAGGGACACCAAATATAAAACGTGAAACGTGTATTGCTGTATTTCATGGAGATCCAAATCCAAAAGATTCAATAGATCCTTGGTGTAAAGATAATTGGCATTAATTTTGATTGACAACTGATCCAAAAAGTGCTATAGTAATATAGTATGAAAAGGATGAATTTAGAAACTAAGAAAAAATTTAGAATATTTCTTTGGATAGTAATAGCAATATTACTGAGCGTCGGAGCCTTTTGCTTTGGAACGTTTAAACCAAATAATTTTGTTATTGATAAAATAACAGAACGTGTTGAAGTTGAACAATCTAAAATAGCAGTTAAACTCGGATTACATGAACCTGAATTTGTGTATACTGATCAAAGCAGTTTTGTTTTAGCTGTACGAAAATGCGTTAATTATATTAACTTTACAACACCACATAGTTTACGAGTTCCGTCTTTACTTGTAGAAGCCCAAGCAGGATTAGAATCAGGTTGGGGCACAAGCAGATTTGCAATTGAAGGAAATGCTTTATTTGGTGTTAGAACTTGGGATCCCAAACTTCCGCAAATAAAACCTAAAGACAATCCAAAAGCAGTATGGGGCGTTAAAGTATATAAAACAAAATGTCAATCAATCCAAGACTATGTTGACTTATTAAATAATCATCCTGCATACAAAGATTTTAGAGAACAAAGAGAAGAAATGGTTATAGCAGGGATATATAATTATGACAAGTTAATTGATACATTAACTTTATTTTCGACGAACCCGAATTACACTACATTGTTAAAAGCAACTGTAAACAAGCTAAAGGTGATAACAGCAAATTAATATATGAAAAAGAATATACTAATTTTTATATTATTATTAATAGTACTAGGACAATGCACAAGTAATGACACACGAGCAAATCCTACATTAGGCGGAATTGGAAAAGTTCTTGATTGTATGTTTAATCCAGATGATGAATGGTGCATAGCAGAACGAGAAAGACAAAAAGGTCATTTAAAATGAAAATTGATCGTTCATATGGCATAGGAAGAACACTAGCTAATATTCTAAGACTTTCGGGGACGTTATCCACAGAAGATCACTCAAAAGTTGAGCCAGTAGCAAAAACGGGCCTTAAACAGAGTAGATTAAAGCAAAAAACTCTTATACCGCCATTTTGTGACTCTAAGAGCAAGGGCAAAAACGTCAATATTATAACCTAATACTTAAAAACAGCTAAATATAGTACGACTTTCATTTCGAGGAGAATCAACTAATGTTTAAATGGATTAAAGAAGTCTTTTTTGGAGGAATCCACAAAGAGCCTGAATGTTGCAATACTGAACTTTCAGACCACGTTACACATTGGTCTAATAAGACTATGGCTCCAAAGAAAGCCTTCGGCAAGAAGACAACGAAAGTTAAATCACATACCAAAGCACAACTTTCTAAAATGACTAAAAAAGATTTAGAAAAGTTAGGGAGGAAGCAAGGTATTGAGTTAGACCGTAGACTGCTCAAATCGAAGTTAGTCGAACAACTACACAAAGCATTATAAGGAGTAATTATTATGTTTGATTGGATCAAAGGAAGAATAGAAGAACGCACATCGTGGAACGGAATTATAATCGGTGGTGCGGCGTTAATAGTTATCTTAGGCATTATGCCCCTGACTAAAGTTTTAATCTGGGGAGCACTTGCTTGGGGTGTTTATAATATTTGGAAATCTGAATAATAAGGTTACAATTTAATAATAGATTAGTGTGGATCGGCATCATAGTTTAGTGATGTCGATCATGCTATCTACTCGTAAGTTTAATCTTTTACGTTGTTCAACTCCACGCTTTTGGGCAAATCTTTTAGGATCGCAGTTGGGGCAAACGTGCGAATAATCATCACATAATCTTTTAGGGTCTATACGCCCTTTATCACGTATAAATTCTTCACTGCAACTATCACATTTAAACACTACCAGCGTTTTTTTACGTTTATAAGGGTGGTGTTCACCTTTTATACCCTTACGCATAAAGTATTGAATAGTTTGTTCAGTTCTTAAAAACATTACAGCTATTTATAAGATTACATTAGGATCCTAGACTAATTGATAAATACATAGGACAAGGAAAAATTATGGCAATTGTAACATTAACAGATTCAGCAATAGACCAGATGAATTATATGCTGACCGCTAAGAATAAACCAGTTGTACGCCTATCTATGAAGGGTGGCGGATGTGCAGGAATGCAATATGACTGGACTATGTCTGACGCTGTAGAAGATAAAGACGAAGTAATTAACTTGGAAAAAGGTAAATTTGCAATTGATTCATTAAGTCAAATGTACTTAATGGGATCAACGATTAATTATAAAGAAGAATTATTTGGATCATTCTTCGATATTTCAAACCCAGCAACTAAGAATAGTTGCGGGTGTGGTGAATCAGTAGGATTTTAGTAAATGTCTAAACAAGCTATTAACATAGGTGTAGAAGGTAACGACGGTACTGGTGATAGTATACGTGAGTCGTTTCGTAAAGCAAATGAAAACTTTACGGAACTATATGCAGTATTCGGCCAGGGCGGACAAATATCTTTTAGAGCATTAAGTGATGTTCCAGATCAATTAGGAGCATACAAAATACCTCAATCAAATGCTGGTGGCGATGTAATATTAATGAAGGAGCTCGCTGGCGGGCAAGGTATTACAGTTGATTCATTAGCAGATGATAAAATTACAATTAGTAATACAGGAACAGTTATTAGTAATGATACTCTTCCAGCTCTTGGAGGGCCATTAAATGCTTCAAACCAAGGTATTGCTAACCCAAATATTTCTTCAGCGGCTGTAACTGCTCTAAACGTAGCACACGGTACATCATTTACACTTGATGATTTAGTTATTACTAAAGGTTATAGTGATTCACGTTATTTAAGATCAGCAGGTGGCCCAGGAAGTTCAGGACAAATTAGAGCAAGAACAGAACCTGGAAATTCTACTGCTTACACATTTACAATTGAGAGTTTTTCCGCTGGCGATATTATATCAACTGGACACGGATTTGAAACAAGTGCAAACGGTATCGCATACAGATACAATTCAACAGGAACTGACGCTACTGGATTATCGTCAGGAACAATTTATTACTTAAGATATGTTAGTGCAAATCAATTAAGTCTTCATACAAGTGAAGCTGAAGCACAAAATAATGATGATGGTACCAGAGTAAAAATTAGTGTACCAGTCGGTAGTGGTAGTGGCGTACAAACAATGTTTGATGCCGCATACGATAGTATATTAGCTGGTAACTGGATTTCTACAGAATCACTACCAAGAAAGTCTGTTGTAAGACGCCAAGGCGACTCAATGGACGGACTATTATACCTAAGTGATCATCCAGGTGCTCACGCAGGTGCTACTCCACAATCACCTTATGCAAAAGCATTAATAGATTCAAACAAAGAATGGTTAGCTGATGAAGTAATGGCTTGGTTTGATATAACCAACCCAGGTGCTCATACTACAGTAACTTATACTACAACCAATGCAGTATATACACCGACAACAGGAGAACTAGTATTAACAATTGGTTCACATCCTTTAACAGTTAGTAATCTTGTTAAAATTGCTACAGACAGTTTAACATTTACTTGTGCTTTAGACGGTGGTGCTACTACACATACCTATCCAAGAGCAACTGGGTCAAGTGCACCTGGCGGGGAAGATCCTGCTAACAATGTAGCACTTACAATCACGGCCGCTGACGCAACAACAATTACAGTAAACGTTGGTATATCAAGTAATACAACAGCACATACATTTGTAAGTGCTACTGGTAGTAATATATTAAGTAACCAACGACATGATAAGTGTGAACGAGATACAAAATATAACATTGATGCAATTGCACATGATATTAAATTTGGTGGTAACTCAGAAAGTATTAGAATATCTAAACTTTATTGGGAAGGTGCTAGTTCACAATTAGGTGCAGGTGAAATAGCTTATGCTGTATCAATTAACGAAAAAATAAGAGATATTCTTAAAGACTTTATCTTTACAAATACAGCATATACAACACAACAATCACCAATTGTTACTACACAAACAACACAGGCAAATGATGCAGAAACAGGTGCTGGTGATAGGGTAGTAGAATTAGTTACAATTATAAATGCTGTTACGCAAACAGGACCAAGTGCCGCACCGGCAGTTGTGCCTGCTACAAATCCAGATGTATTACAAGCGGCAACAAAATATTATGTTGATAATTCTGCACACGCATCACAAACAAATTTATATGTAAGTACGTTTGGCGACGATACTATGAAAGGTGTGCCAGTTGGTGACGAAGGTCGTTCATTAAATTACGCATACAAAACAATAGCTTCAGCGGCACTCAAAGCTGAAGAAATAATTAATACTGCACCACTAGGTATTGGACCTTATGTACAAGACATTACTTACAATGCTGGAAATAATAAATCAACTGTTACTACAACTGGTGTAAAAAATAGTAGTGGTTACGAAGAAGTAAAAATACTAACAGATGCAAATAGAAACTTTCTTATTTCAGAAACTGTAGCTTATATTAATCTAACGTATCCTGCACACGTATATTCAAGAGATTTATGTGAGAGAGATTTAGGTTATACATTAGATGGTATTGTATTAGATATGTTAGATGGCATAACAGCCAACTACCATTCTAGAAACACAGGATTTAGATATTACAGTTCTACAAGTGGACAAAAAGCAAGACAATCACAAAGTGTACAAACTCTAGCGGCACAGACTTTTGCTAAAGGCTTACACGCTAAAGTTCTTGCTAATATTACAGAAACAAATTTATACCAAAGTACATATACACAAGTTATTAACTCAAGTCAAGTAGTTGATAGTCCAGGACAAACTGCCGTTGCGGCAAAATGGGATATCGTAATAGATCTTATTACCGGACCTAGTTATAAATCAGCACCACAACTTGTTGAAGGTAGTACTTGGGAAATTACAATTTATAATGGTAACAATGGTTATGTTGATCAAGCTAATCCAGTAAACAATGATCTTATTCCAGGAAAAATTATAAGAGGAAAAACTTCTCATGCTGTTGGACGAATTGTAAAACATACACAAGGTGCTACTAACGATGCAATTGAATTAGAATTATTAGAACCTATAGAATTTGAAATAGGTGAGGGATTAGAATTTGGTTATAAAGTTCCTGACCCACAAATTACAATTCATTTAGAAAGTGGAACATATCACGAACATTATCCAATTAAATTAAGTAATAATGTTTCAATTAAGGGTGATGAATTTAGACGTGTAATTATTAAACCTAAACCAGGCATATCTGAAAGTGAATGGAGAAAATTACATTTTTATAGAGATCCTGAATTTGATGGTATTGCACTAACATCTGAACTTAATCCTAATGCGATAACACTACTTGAATTAAACAAAGAATATATTAAAGACGAAGTTCTTGCGTATATTAATGCAACATATCCTGACTTCCTTAATGTAAGTGACAGTCAAAAATGTGAAAGAGATATGGGTTATGTTGTTGACGGACTTATATTTGATTTAAAATGGGGTGGTAATTCTAAAACTCATTTCAATGCTGACAAGTATTGGGAAGGTGCAACATCACAAGTACCAGGAGCACAAACTGAAACAGGTGCCGCAATAGGGCACATGAAAACGCTTATTAATAGCTTTATTTTTACTAACACAGTAAATTCTTCATTACAAGCAGTTACTACACAAGTTTTAGATTCTACAGTCGCTGAAGCGGTTGCTGTTACTAAAAATGGTGTATTATTAGACTTCTTAAAATCAGTTATTGAAAGTGGACTTGGTGGATTACCAGACTTTGATAGTCCAAGTTACGGATATCATTACTTAACTGATAAAACAAACATAGCCAGTACTGCAAAAGATAACGAAGATTTAGATGTATTCTTATTAAACGATGCTACTATATTAAGAAATATAACTTGTGAAGGACACGGTGGATTTATGGGTGTTCTTGATCCAGATGGTGCGATTTTAACTAAATCACCATATGGACAAACCAATGCAAGTTTTTCAAGAAGCAAAAGCGGCTTCACCAAACTATTTAGAGGCGGATTATACATTGATGGTTTTGCTGGAAACATTACTACAGTAGTTAACAGTAAAGCTAATAACTTTGAATTAAACGTACAAAGTTTAGTTGGACAAGGTTTACGATTAAAGAAACCACAAGTACCAAGTCCATTTTATATTGACGGTATTAGATATCAAGTAGATGCTGTTACAAATTATGATAAAGAGGCAGGTACAGCAACACTTCTTTTAAATCCAACATCGGGTATTAGCAACGGCGGGTTTACACAACCTATGCCAACTGATATTACTTTACAAACTTCTGGTAACAGAAGTATGTTGGCTAATGACTTCGTACAACTTAACGATTTAGGATATGGTACTGTTACTAACAACGGCGGACTTGCAGAAGTTGTTTCACAATTTACATATTATTGTGAAGCTGGCTTTTATGCAAACAACGGTGGTGACATTAGATCATTAAACGGTTCTAACTCTTATGGTTCATACGGACTTGTAGCATCAGGATCAGATCCAAATGAAGAACCAGATTTAGTAGAAACTCAAGAAAATTTTGTACAAACTGCTAGAATTTATGATGACGGCGCAACATATGATCACCCAGTTGACTCATTAAAAATATATGTTACAAACTGTGAATACTTACCACACGCAAAAAGTGAAATAGAAATTGACCACGGAGCAAATGGTAGAGCTAGATATGAAGTTTCAACAGTACAAGCAACAGCAATTACTGATACAGCAACTAGTATTACAGCAGTAGGTCACGGAAGAGCAACAGATGATTTAATTGAAATTCGTTCTATGCTTATTAGTTGTTCTTTAGGAAACAAAACATATCCTACAACAACACCAACAACAACACAAACAGTTTTAGCATCAGGATTAACAGCAGACACATTTGAAGTTCAATTAGGTACAAGTTCAATTGCTCACACTTATGTTAGCGGCGGTGTTGTTAGTGGCCCAACTAGAGTAAACATTACATCGGCAACGTATACACACGGCACAGGTATTTTATCAATTACTACAGCTACAGCACACGGACTTATAGCGTCTAATACTTGTGATTTGTATAGCATGAAATTTAGTTGTGTTCATGGTGTTCATGTTTATCCAGCACCAACACAACAAGGTATCTATGCTGTAACAGGTGTACCTGATGTTGATACAATGGAATTTTTCCTACCACCTAGTGCTATTGAGCATACTTACGTTAGTGGTGGTACAGCAAAATTTGTAACTCCTGCATCAGCAAGTGCTTCGTTTAATATTACTGGTTTTGTTTATGATAACACAACTGGATTATGTACAGTTACTACCGCATCAGCACACGGTTGGGGTAAACTTGATACTGTTAAACTTGGAGATGTAATATTAAGTTGTAAGTACGGACAAAAAACTTATCCAACAGCAGACCGTGGAGGGTTCTTCCAAATTTATGATGTTCCTTCTACAGATACATTTGTATTTGATGCTGGTAAAAATGGAATAGTACATACTTACGTTAGTGGCGGTTCAGCAGAAAAATACACATATACTACAAGTGCTTCTACTAACATAACAGGATTTAACTTTGCAAACGAAAGCAGAAGTGAAGCTGTTTACCAATTGAATATTGCTACAACAGGACAAGATAATACAAGTAAATCAGGATTAATTGCTACACTGGCACACGATGACAAAGTTATTATTAGAAATAACTTAAACTTTAGATTCATTGGTGTTGAAACATCAACTACAAAACCTAGTACAGCTATTACTTTTGATGAAAATGTAGATATAACATATAGATCAATTAACTACGGATTAACAGATGCACTTGGTGGCGCTTTGGCGGCTACTGAAAGAGTTATTACTTTTGATAGTACATACAGATATATTAAACTAATTATTGACAATACTGAATCACAAAATAATACTCACGCAGGCTCAGGTACTACAATGGGTGATACTGCTGGTGACGTTGTTATTGCTATTGGACTAGTTTCTAGTCAATCAGATATAAATCGTTTAAATGCAGGTGATATGATTTTTGCTTGGGATGGTAAAACTCATATTATTAACAATTATGTTGATAGAGGGCTATATGCTACTATTGGTATTTCAGATCTTATACATTCAGATATTAACTTTCCGTTAACAAGCGTTGGACTTGTTAGTACCGTAAGAAATACTGTTAGTGTTGTTACACTTAGAGTAGGACTACAGAAACAAGAAGGCGGTGCTATTACAATTAATATTTCTACTGCTAGAGCAACAGGACATGATTTCTTAGATATTGGTACAGGTGGATTTAATACTACAAACTATCCTAATGTTACATTAGGAGTACCAGCACAACTTCCAGATCAAGAAAAAGAAGTTGATGAACGAGGAAAAGGTAGAGTATTCTATGTAAGTACAGACCAAGATGGATTCTTTAGAGTAGGTAAATTCTTTACAGTTGATCAAGGTACTGGTACAGTTACATTCTCGGCAAGTATTGCTTTAAGTAACTTAGACGGATTAGGATTTAAACGTGGTGTTGTAGCTAGTGAATTTAGTGCAGATGACGCCATGACAGACAATGCTAGTGATTCAGTACCAACTGAGTCAGCAGTAAGAGGTTATGTAAACAGACGTTTAGGATTTAACCACGGTGGCGCGGCTGTAAGTAATCAAATAGGCCCAGGTGCATTAGCTAGAAGTGGTGTACTATCATTTACTGGTGATCAAAATGCAGGCGGAACATTTACAGTTACTAACTTAAGAGATCCTTCAGGTAATCAAGATGCGGCGACTAAGAGTTATGTCGACAGTTTAATTCAAGCTGGTGATACAATTCCAGAAAAAATTGATGTTGAAATTAACAATCTTGCTGGAGAACAATTACTTGTAACAACAGGTAAATTTAGAATTTATACAAACCCAGCTAGTGGCGGTAACTTCCAAGTTAACGATACTATTACTGGTAATGCCACAAGTGCAACAGGTACAATTGTTGACATACAAAATGTTAATTTAAATTCCGTTGCACATAATTTAATAACATATACTTGGACATCAGACCCAACACAATTTTCCACAGCAGATATTATTGATACTGGTGGCGGTGTTACTGCACAAGCAAAATCAGGTCCATACGAAGAATTTGCAAATGGCGTAGAACAAGCGGCTTCAGATGTTACACTTCATGTTGAAAGAGACGCCACTGGAGCAACTGTTGAACTTAGATTAGTTGCTGATAGAATTATAAATGCTGATGTAAAATCAGATGCTGGAATAGTACAAAGTAAATTAAACTTAAATGCGGCAACTACACGAGCAAACGCTACAGCAATTACACAAGCAGATTTAGGTGTTGCTAGTTTTGATAGTGCTACCTTTACAGCAACTAACGGTTGGCTGGAACTAACAACTGGTGCACTTAATTATGATAAAATAATTAATATTGCTGACGAAACAGCATTAGGTAATGATTCAGGTGGTTCAGGACCAGTTACAGAAGTTACATTTAATGCTATTGTTACAGGTGGTGGCGGTGTTGCTGTTACTACTGCTTTCGGTAGTACCATTGATGGAGTTTCACAAACAGGTGCCGCAAACTCACTTGTTATGACAGACGCACTAGGTGTTATGAGTGCTCAAGGATTAAAAATTGATAGTTATCTAATTGTAGATACAACAGGAACTACTGTCGAATTAAGCACACCAGGTGGTGCAGTATTCATGAGTGCGGTTGGGGCAAGTAACCCTGCTGTTAGTATTGCAGGAAGTGTTAACATTGGGGCAACTGGTATAACAGAAGGTAACTTCCAAGCTAACTCGGCACTTGCTGGTGAATCAAGATTAGCAGTTGACTGGATACACAGTTCATTTGTTGAAGCACCAAGCGAACTTGATGCGGCAAGTACAGGTGTTAGTATAGGTGCAAATACAGGATTTACTGCCGCAGGACAAATTGGTCTTGTATCAGATGGTGCAACAGTACTTAAAACAACATCAACAGGATTTGAACCTGGACTTGATAATGTATATAACATTGGTACTGCAACTAAAAAATACAATACAGTTTATTCAACAGTCTTTAGTGGAACTGCAACAGAGGCACGTTATGCTGACTTGGCAGAGAACTATGTAGCTGACAACGAATATGAACCAGGTACCGTTGTAATATTTGGTGGTGGTGAAGAAATAACACTTACACATATACGTGAAGATAATAGAGTTGCTGGAGTTGTTTCAGAAAATCCTGCATACTTAATGAATTCAGATCAAGAAGGCGCCAATGTAATTCCAATTGCATTACAGGGTAGAACTAAAGTTAAAGTTGTTGGCATGATTAAAAAAGGTGCTATGCTTGTAACAAGTTCAGAAGAAGGTTATGCTTGTTCGGCTAGTGATCCAAAAATTGGTACAGTATTAGGTAAAGCATTAGAAGATAAAACTACTCCTGAAAAAGGCGTTATTAACGTTGTCGTAGGAAGAGTATAAGATGGCACAACAAAATATTAACATTGGAACAAGTGCAAACAAGGGTGACGGAGATCCAATCCGTACAGCCTTTACTAAAGTTAATGCTAACTTTACAGAACTATTTGCAAGACATGACGGCTCAATAGCTCATGTTCAAGATATTAAAGGTTCTGTATTTGGTGAAGACTCTACTACATTAGTTGATGGATTAAACAGTAAAATTAATTTAGATGGAACTGTTAAAGGAAATATTATTCCTGACACTGATGTTACTTACGATATCGGTTCTAGTACACATCGTTTTAAAGATTTATATTTAAGTGGAAATACTATTCATTTAGGCACTTCTACATTAAAAGTAGATGCTTCAG